TTTCTAATTCTCATTTCAGTAACAGTTCCACCAGTTCCAATTGTAGAAATTACTTCTGCAGAAGAACCAATTGAAGTGTTTGCTGAACCAGCCAAAGTTACTATAGGAGCATTCAAATAAAGTGATCCAGGATTTGTAATGGTGAGTGTTTGAACAGATCCATCACCAAGAATTGCTGTTGCAGCTGCTCCAATACCACCGCCACCACTAAACGTTATGGTTGGTGCTACTGTATATCCAGCACCAGCATTTGTGATGAGAACTTCAAAAATAGAGTTGGATGTAGTAATAGCAACAGCAGTTGCATCTGTTCCACCTACAGGTGCAGTTGAAATTGCGACCGTTGGAGCTGATGTATAGTTATATCCATCATTATTAAGTTCAACTTTTCTAACTGATCCAGTCAGAGCAATGCCAGCAGTTGCAGTAGCATTTACACCATCTCCTGTAAGATTTATTGTAGTAATATATCCTTCATCAATAACTGCGTTATCAATCTCAGTAACTCCAGTATCAATAATCTCATCTTCAAGTCTAAGAAGTTCACACTGTAATTGATAAACGTAATTTTCACCTAATTGATAGAATGGTTTTTCATGCTCAACATTTTTAATTTCATATAGTCTTTCACCAAGTGGGAAATATATTACATCACCTTCTCTAGGTCTGCTATCTAGTATGATTTCACTGGCATCTTGTTCTTTTAAGTCTTTTAAAAACTCTACAATGTAAGTATCAAATTTTTCTCTTGAAATAGTCAAAGAAATTTCATTTCTAAGTTCTATTCCAAACTTGGTCATAATATCATTATTACCACCATATCCCTCAAAATTATCAAGATATGCTTCGATGATAAAATTATCATCTAACTTGGACATCGTTACTTCTCTTGAGAGAGTTTCGGTGCCAATTATTTTTCTTGGGATATAATATACATCTATCCCATAGATCTTTAATTGCTCATTGATTAGATCTTGAAGCAAATATTGCTCTTGCTTTGATCCTTGTAGAAAATAGGGATTTCTTGCCATTATCCTATCATGTCCATGGGAGGTAGTTCATAATAACTAGCCATCTTATCTTCTATTTCTCTTATTTCTGAATTTCCATCTTCATAATATTGTCTACCGTTAAGTTCAACACCTCCAGGTAGTTTGGTTCCACTAAATTTCATCATGTTAGCACCCCACTGCCTTTTGATTAAAGCAGTTACATATCTTTTTACCCAAGTATCATTATATATTTTATTAAAATCTGATGGGTTTAAAGCACGAATACATTCAATGACGAGGTAATCGCCAGCTGACTGAGCACCCCAGTCAATATCTAGATACAATCTTCCTGATCTCTTTGAAAATCTAATTTGCTTATCTGTAGTCAATAAGAAATCAATATCTTCAAGATATCTCTTTGTCATTGTATAATTTAGAAGATCCACACTACTGAAGTAGTATAGATCGTTTAAAAATAATTGATATTTAATACTAAACATGCCACCAGAAATAGAACTGGTGTCAAATTTGAAAATTTTATTGATTCCTAAAACAGACTCTGGTACTTTAATATAATTGTTGTTCTCTTCATAAGAAAATTCTGTTGTTAATCCAACAGATTCTGATACTGTTGTGGTTGTAATTCCAGTGCTTGCAGAATTACCTGGGCCCTTTCCCCTATCAATATCATCTTGTGTAATTTTATATTTCAAAAATGTCTTTTCAGATCCATCGTAATGACGTTCTTGAAAATATTGAATAGTGTCATCAACCAAATCATCTATCTGATCATCATCCACGTTGATTTCTAAAACTGGCGCACCAAGTTTTCGTAGAGAGTAATCTATTAATTCTTGTCTTGTAGATGGTGATGCCATTTTACTCCAAACTAATTATTCAGTAAAATTTTTACAGATTTGCTGGTATCATCAAGAGATGAAACTGATTTATCAGTCCTATTATTTAATAAAACTGTAGTTACAGTAGAGCTATTCTCAGTTGTGACTGTAGTTATTCCAGCCATTATCGGGTAATTCCAGGATTAACAATCGCGGAACCTTGAACAACTCTGAGTGTTGTAGAAATACCACTCACAGTGTCTATCCCACTATTAATTACAACATCATAAACATATCTACCACTTTTTATGGCAGATGTTTCCGTTGCACCTAAAGAAATACGAACATTTCCACCACTATCACTTGTCACCGTTGAAGTGAAAGTGTGTTTTGAAGATGACGTTGGAGTCTTTCTTAATTGAGCACTAACAGCATATCCAACCAAACTCTTGGGTGAGTTTGTTGACGCATCTTCAATGGTGAAATTTTTAGTAAAATCAGCACCTTGATTGATAATCAAGTTGTGTGAATATACTGCCATCTTACAAGTTCATCAGGGCTCTTCACTATTTATTATTATTCTCAAGGAGAGTCTTCAATATCCCCTTGATTTCAGAGAGTTCATCTTTAAGTTGACTAATCTCTTCATTTTTTCTTTCTTTTTTCTTTTTTAATTTCATGTAGTTTTCATAAGCTTGATCATCTATATTGATCACACTCCCAGTTTCTAAGTTTTTATACAAACTGGGATCTTGATCTACTTTAATATATTCAGACATTTTATGCTAATGCAATGGTTCTAAGGTCATTCATTCTAGGAGCGAGACACTCATTTGTTCCACTAAACACAATCTTTATCTGATATGCAGTAAATGGTGGCAATTCATCAATACTGAATTGATACTCCCTCATTTCATCAACTGTTACAGAAATAACTTTCTGATCTGGTTTACCAGAATTTTTAGATGGATCTATGACTTGATCGCCAAAATTATCACCATCAGTATCAGTTAAGTTATCAAATCCAGGGAACAGAACAAATGATGGATTTGTGTTTCCACTATCAATTGGGAATATTCTGAAGAGTGCTCTGATGTCTGCAGATGGATCAACAAAAGCTGACGTGAACAACTTAAGTGAAGTTGCAGGGTTTTTCAGATCAATTCTATCAGAAACGTAGATTGCAGCATGAGGATCATCTTGTATGGAATTTACTCTAGAATCGGTAGTATAATCATTAATTGGATTATCAACTCTAGATCTATCAAAGTCAATAGAGCAGTTATTGAGATAGATGAATGGTGAATAATTACTATCTGTACTCTGCAAATCAACTTCACATGTAAATGATTTGTTTCTTGGTAGACTTGTTACATTTTCTTCTTCATTTACTTTTGAACAAACCATTTGAGGTTGGCCAAACAATAAAGTTGCATTTGGTTCAGTTGACAAGAATCCTTGATCTACGAAAGATGCTTCATTACCACCAGCACTAGTTCCAGAAATTGTTCTCACGCGAGTTTGAATTCTGGTCTTCTTAGGAGTAACAATGTCAAGTCTGCAGTTTAATCTATCAAACTGAATGTTACCAGAAGCAAATACTTTATCACCACCAGCAATAAATTCACTTGCAAAATTCAACATGTTTGGACCTTCTCTTCTATTGCCCCTATCAATTTCAATATAGTAGGTATCAATAGTTTTATTTGCTTGGAAAACTACTGCAGAAGGAATGTCATGAACTTTGTTAATTTGAGTCAGTGAAATGTCATTGAATTCATATGGATATACTTCGTCTCCAGTTGCATGTCTAACGGCCGTGGTTCCTTCTGCGCCTCTTGTGGCTATTCCAAGAGTGCCATTACCAATGCTGTTGTAATACATGACTTCATTATCAACCAAGATATATCCAGCAGAAGTAGTTATACCTTGGAATGTTCCATAAGGTGAAGTGTCAGCAACTCCAATAGATGTTACAGTGGCGTTAATATCTGCATTCAATTCTGAAGGAATTCTTGTTGGATCTACATTATAGATGTCAACAACATTACGAGTGTCTTTCAGTGCATGATTTGGATGAAGAACTTCAATTACATTTCCTGAATGCAATTCATCAGAAACAATAGAAGTTCTAACTGCTGTTGTAACACCAGTATTCAAAGTTTGTGGATTTCCACTATCATCATAGTAAACTAGTGGCTCATCAACAACAAGGTGTTCACCTCTGACATTTGTAAGATAAAGTGTATCAACACCATCAATCTCAGAAATTGATATCTGAGCACCAGTACCTTTAGTCACATCTGCCGTAGTAATGCCAAGAGATTCGCCAACAATATAACCAGTTCCAGTGTTTGCAAGTGATACTGAAGATAGAACACCATCAGAAATTGTTACTGAACCTGTTGCACCAGATCCTTCTCCAGTTAATGAGAAGAAGTTTACATTACTATAAACGCCATCAGAGTATCCAATTCCAGGTAGGTTGGCTTTAATTGTTTGGAGAGTTCCTCCAACATTACCAATTACACCAGTAATAAGTGATCCAGTTCCGACCTTTCTACCAATCTGTAGAACATCCTTCATCCCTTGTGTCAATACAGTTGTAATACCAACATCAAGTTGTCTTGGTAGAGACTTAATTGGATCTTCTGGCATATCAGGAAGTTGATCACCATCCCTATCAATATCTGGATTGTGGAATGTAACAGTTCCGTTATCAACTAAGAAACGACACTTATTAACTCGGAACTTCATGTCTTCAAACTGACATGGTGTCCAAATAGAACCGTTCTGTGACTTATAGAGTGAACCAGAACCATACTGTCTAGTGTATTGCTGTGATTCAGGCCCAGATAGTTCTGCAGTGTTTACAGTTTTCTCTCCAAGTTTTGCAATCCAAGCATTATACTTGATTGAAGTTGGTGCTAGAAGCACAATACAATATTCTGTTTCTGGTTCGACAGGAATTGGTGCTGTAAAAGTAACTCTAGTAGCAACACTAGCATCATTGGAAATATTAATTTGTGATGGTTGAAGAACCACTTGTGCTTCTTGAGAAACAAGTTGTAGTGTTGGTAGACCTAATTGAATTGTTCTTAATTCAACAGTCAATGGTGCTCTACGATCTTTTGTTGCCATGTAAATGTCAACAGAGGAAATGAATGCACCTTTTTTATCTGTTGTGAATGACTGTGCCAGAGGGTCTCTTCTAGGAACTGGTCTTGGAATAAACCTCGGCACCTCAACGCGGACTTCCCTAAGGGTTTCCCTAATAATTCTAGGCTCAATAACTCTTGTTCTTTCAACAACCTCCCTCCTTATAATAATTTGTGGGGGTGGAAGTCTTTGCATTCTAAAGACATTGGTTTTGGTTACAGTCGTAACCGCATTCTTCGTGGTTGTTACCAGTTTTTTAATAGTTGTTGTTAATGTAGTTCTGGTAATTGTTCCTGAAGAGGTGAATGGAGCTTCTGCATCACTATGCTTAATTTGTCCAGGTAATGCAACTGTATCCTTACTATCGTTAGTTAATTTGAATACTTTGGTTCCTGTCTTAAATCTTGCATTTCTATCTTTTGGTCCAGCAAATGCAATGTTTCCATACAAACTTCCAATACCATCAGTAATCAATCTTTTCCGACGAATTGTTGCAACTGCACCACTCTTTCTACCAATAATTACATAATTTGACCAGAAGTTTCCAAAGAACTTACCTTGTGCCTTACGAGACATTCCAAGAATATCTAGATTCAAGAATGTAGAAGAACTATTGTAACTAGTTAACTTACTAATATCTTGACTTCTGTTATATGGATTAAAGGAATATACATCACTTGGTCTTGTAATCCTTCCAGACTTATGATTTGGTCTAGCAAGTCTACAAACAGCTGTTCTACGAGCTCTCTTAAACTTTTTAGTTTTAGGATCATCAACGGCTCTATTAGAGAATCGAGTATCTCTAACATATCTTTGTGCCTTTCTATTCCAAATTTCAACAATTTCTCCAACTTGGAAAGATCCCTGAACGTTTTTGATTTCAACCAACTTAGGAAGAACTCTTATCTTTCTGGATCCATCATAGAAACCATAATATCTTGTAAATGGTTTCAATCCATCAGCAAAGAAAGAGACGTTTCTCTCTCTCATATATGGGGCTTTAGTAGTCTTTGAGTCAATTTTTGTAGAAACGTCAGTAATTGATTCTGATTTTGATGTGTTTACTTTTGTCTTTGATGATGAAGTGGTCTTCATTGAAGAAGGACCATTTTGTGGTCTTCCAACCCTGAATTTTTCTACAACGTTTTGACTCTTAGTGTTTAAGGTCTTAAACTTTCTCTGAACTTTCTTTTTATTACTGACCTTAGTTTCTGTCCACGTATCTTGTGCTGGTTGTAACAGAATAGTACCAACATAATCAATAATACTGAATGGGTTTACATTCTCAACTCTAGTTGCATATGCTTGTTTCAGATACTCAATCTCTTCATATCTTAGACTTACAACATTTCCTGTTTTTTGGCAATTTGTATCCAATAATGGATCATTAGATGTAAGATCTAGAGTATTAGTATCGGGTTGTGTTTGATACTGTAACTGTGGAGTTAAAGTTATTTGGGCAGCTTCACATGAAAGTTGTTCGATACCTGGATCAACAACCATAGTTGTCAATTCACTATCAAATAAGTCATCATTTGTAAAATCATCGGCAAAGAAACCAGTTTTGAATCTATTCAATCCATCAGCGTCTGTAATCTCTAAAGATCTAGTATCATTTTCAAGTATTGAAAGAGAAACGGTATCTTCAAGATTTTCAATTCTATCTTGAAGAGCACCGATATCTCTCATCGTGAAACGCTTATTATCAACAAGAGTTAGCCTAGTCTTTTCAACATCATAAACATATGGTGGAGACTCCAACGTTGCCAAAGTCATAGAGTCTTCGACAACTGAAGGTACTTGTGGATCTTCAGATGGAACACCCTCAACAACTTCAACTTCACCCTC